TGAAATGAAGTTGAGAATTTAATTATATATACTGTGGATAAATAAGCAATTAAAAAATGATTTTTTGCTTGACACGTGTTTTTCCCTGTTTTCTGCCATAATTATTTACTTGATTTATCCCATCATATACTGTATAATATGGGCTGAAAGAAGTTGAGATGTTTAAGGATATGTTAAGTTTAAAGAAGTTTGACGAATGGCTGAACAAGTCGCGAAAAGGACAGAGGATTTCATATTATAGAGGATTCCTGTTTGCCCCTAATGAGCAAAAGCTTTCACCCACACTTGATTTCAATCGTGTGGCTAAATTAGCTAAGCACATAATGAATGCATACAACCGTGATCTTGTAACACTCGTGCAGAAAAGACATGATGATTTTGATTACGAATACATAGCGGTGCGCAAATGATCTGGGGTTTATTCTGGTTGTTCATGATTCCAATTAAGATATGGATTGCATGGCAAGTACTTGTTTTAATTTATAAAATGTGGTTGGGACTATGACAGATTTTACTACTGATTTCCTTGTTTTCGCTACTATAATAATTGTAGGGCTTATAATGGTATACTATTATTCGAACAGAAGATGAGTTTATATGAAAGATTACTGAAGGAGAGAAGACGGCTAGGTAAGTTCGTGCTTCGTTCTCCCGTAACAAACCAGCAAATCCTGGATCGCAAGAGATATGAGCGAATATGGACCATATTAGGTAGAAGATATGAACACGGAATTGAAGATGCACTTAATGATGTAAAAAGACATGAATGAGCAGAAAGAAAAACATATACAGTCAGAACGAAATAAGATTCGCGCAAAGAGAGCTGCAGAGGCAATCGATGATGCAAAGAAATACAAGGAACCAGAGATCAAATTCGAGCGTCCGCAGGAAGGGAAGATTGAGAAACGCATTGGTGGCATGGATACGTTCCATGTTGAGAAAGGCGAAGAGAAGAACACCTACAGCATTATTACAAAAAGGGAATATACATTCGCTTATACAATACGGGCTAAGAATGAAGAAGATGCGATGATTCGCACTCTTAAATATGTATCACATGACGGAAGCGGACAATACTTACAGGGTCCAATGCAGTTGGGCAAGCCACTCATTAGGGAGTGGGTTGATAAAATTGAAAAGCTATAGGAGGTAATATGGCTAAAAAGAAAACACCTCTGGAAAAGGTCAAGAAAGAACTTGATAAACTAGAGAAGTTACACGAAAAGGAAAATGATATCGTTGAAAAGATCAACGAGATCATTGAAGAAGCGGAAGAAGACGATGAGGACTACGACTTCGATAAATGGGAAGGAACAGATCCTGACTAATCAAGAGCTACAGTATGATATCTATCAGCCTTTTGGTCCTAGTATATTGAAGACCAAAATGCCACAGGGATTTGTTAATCTTATGAACACAGAGGCTGATAGGATCCTTTATGATGAGAGGCTGAGTGCGGAGCATGACTGGTCCCACAATCTGGCAGGAAATGTTAAGAAAGAGATCGCGATTGATCATAATAAGATTCCAAATCTTCCAGAGTTTCTCATTACAATGTCAAAGACATACTACAAACACACGATTGATAAGGAGCCAGCTGATGGCAGCAAGGTTGCGTTTCGTGTTTGGGTAGTATCACAGGTGGCAGGTGATTTTAATCCGATGCATATTCATGACGCTAATTTATCCGGTGTTGCATTCTTAAAGATGCCACCAGGATTTAACGCTGAGTATGAAAAGGAAGATCACCACCCAACAGCTGGGTGCTTAGAATTCTTGGGATCCATGCCAAATCATTTTGCAAGGCACAGTTATTTAGTTAAACCACAAGTTGGTGATTTTTATCTCTTTCCCTCATGGCTTACACACCAGGTGTATCCGTTTAGGTCAAAGGGTGAGCGTCGTTCACTTGCATTCAATGTTCATTTTACACTGGATGCGCCAGTTAAAGGTGTTAATGTATAATGGTTGATACGACGAAGTATAAAAGTGTAGCGATAAAGATTCCCTATTATGACGCTTTGGTTGAATTAGGGAGGAGCATGCATCGTGGCCCAGGTCAACAAATGATGCATCTCATTAAACAAGAGGTTGGCCTTAAAGGAATGAGAATAAAGAATGAAAGAATTAGTAGACGCAGCAAAAAAGATAAATAAAATCCTGCACGATAGCGAGGATGAGGGGGTAGGCTATGATGCCACATTGGCAAAGTTAAATAGTGTCAAGGTTCACGGTGTTGTATTTCCAACACTGATGCTCATGGAAATAATTGATAAGTTTGTAGAGGGGTATAAGGATAGACAAAAGACAGTAGTTGATGACTCTGATGAAATACAAAATAAATACGAAGATTACTCACGTAAATGGAATACTAAGGATCTTAATTAGTGGAAAAGAAAATAAAAATAGGCTATCAGGATATAGTCATTGAGCATGAAACATCAACGTTTCAGAAGCAAACAGATGCTTACGGTGAATATGATCATCGCAAGAATAGTATTACGATACAGACTGGATTATCACCACTCGATGAGGCTAACACGCTAGTCCATGAGATATTACACGGTATAGCATATATCAATTCGCTCACCGTCAGTGGACAGCCACTAGATAGTGAGAATAAAGAGGAAGTAGTTATCAATCAATTCACAAATGGTTTAGTGCAAGTATTTAGAGATAATAAATGGCTACTTACATACTTGAAGGATAAGCTTAAATAATGGAAGAAATAGAAAAGAAAACTTATGAGATCAATTTATGGAAGGATAAGAAGATTGTTGAGAAAGTTGTTAAACAATTTGAGGGTGAAGAACAAGTGTTAGAGTACATTAAAGATAATTTTGAAAGACAACCTGACCCAGAATATCCACAAGTAGATCCTCTAAGGGGCTATGTAAGACCGAAAGCTGATGATCACATTATTACATGGTCTAAAATAACTACATATGTTAGAAAGAGAGCACCAAATAGAGTACAGTTAACTGAAAAAGAGCAGGAACTAAAAGATACACTAGATAAATCAATAACAAGAGAGGTTATTGAAGAATGGGGTAAAGGAGAAATGCTAAAATTAGTTAGAAAAGACTATTGGTCACACCCTAATGCTAGGGGATTAGAAGATAAAAAATAAGGTATTGGATAAGTATTATGGATAAGAAAAAAGGTTTAACACCCAAACAACATGAATTTCTTCAACAAATTCAAGCATTTATCCAATCAAATGGCTATGCTCCTTCATACGAGGAGCTCAAACAACTAACAGGGTTGAAATCTAAGAGTAATGTGCACGCCAAGATGTATGCCTTGAAAAAGCGCGGATACATTGACTTTTTACCGCATTCTAGCAGATCGATGTACTTATTATGATTGGTATTGGTATTGGCGCTGGATGCTCGAATGAAAAAAGTTTTTTTCAAAAAGTAGATTTTAGCCAATACCGTAATACCATTCTTAATTCTTCATATGGGGTAAGGGATACCGGGTATTGGAAAGTATTGGCAGTAAGGTAAAAATGATGATAAATAGGTGTTTTTAAGGTCAAAATGAGTGAAAAAGATATATATAACAATAAGTTAGCAACGTTGGAAAAGAAGGTGGTCCGTAATACCATTGCCAATACCAGAGATATGGCATTGAAATATCCACGTGGTGCGGACGGACTCACTGATAAACAAAGGATTTTTGTTGAAATATACACTGCCAATGAGGGTAGAATGACACCAACTGAATGCGCAAGACAATCAGGATACAAGGTTGAACGTGCTGCAACCACAGCTTCAGAGCTTTTGAATGTAAAGAAATATCCACGTGTTGTTGCTGCTGTACAGAAGAAGAGAAGCGAGTTATCTGAAACACATAAGGTTGAAATGAATAGACACATTCAAGAATTAGCTAGACTACGAGATAGGGCATTAGGTGATAAATCACATAGTGCTGCAATCAATGCTGAAAGATTACGTGGTCAAGCTGCAGGATTATATATTGAACGTAAGGAAATTAGAACAGGTTCAATTGATTCTATGTCTCGTGAAGACGTATTAAAACAATTAAAGGAGTTAGGATTAACAGGTGAATTTAAAAAAGAAAATAATAAAACTGTCTTATCGGTCGAAGAGAAATCCAATAGCGAAGGACCTAAGGACATCACCCCAGTACAAACAGAAGATAGTAAAGGACAAGACGGTCTATGACCGTAAAAACAGAAACAAATTTTTACAAGAGTTTAAAGAAATGTTTGGAAAATGGGAGTAAGAAATATGTCATTACACGTATTGAGTCATACGTTACTCCAGGATTCCCAGATTGCTTGATATATCACAATGATGTTGGATTTTTTACTCTTGAATTGAAGGTTGTAAGGCGTAATAAAAAAGGTATTGGCAAGGTATTGATTTCACCCTTCCAAATGGCCTGGAATACCATCCATATGATCCATGGTGCACCT